ATGGCAACCAACAAAAGAGTGTTCACCCTCCGCCTCTCCGATGAAGTGTTTGAGAAAATCGGAATACTGGCTACCAATGAGCACCGTTCCGTGACGAACTATATCGAGTTCGTGCTACTGAAGCACCTGGAGGACGTGGAGAGGGAACACGGAGAAATTAAGACCGGCGGAACTGAGGTGTAGCTATGTCGGTTCTAAAATCCAAAAGAACTACCAGCAAGGCCGAGTTCGTGAACACGGCCCATCAGATTTTTGTCGAGACCCTGGGCTTTCTCACCCGGCTGTCTGCCCGGTACTCCCGGCTCCTGGCCGAACCTACCGCAAAGCTGGCCGGAGAGGTCATCGACCATGCGGAGAAGGCCAACAGCATCTTCCCGTCTGACCTTCAGCGGGTGGAGCTGAGAAAAGCCCATCTCCTGGAGGCCAGGGCCTCCCTCATGGCCCTGGACGTGAGGCTCACCCATTGCTATACGCTGATGAGCCAGAACCCCCAGGGCTGTTTCACGGATGGAAAAGGGAAAAGCCTTCCTCCGTCTGAAGCGATGGAGAAGCTGGACCGCATGGCCCAAAGCCTTGGAGAGAAGATAGACCAGGAGAACGAGCTTCTGAAGGGGCAAATCAAGGGCTTGGCGAAGAAGAAAGAATAGCTCAATATTGGGTGTATGTCTGATTATTCCAGGCGCGGTGTTTTCGGCCCTTCGGGCCGTCTGGTGGTGGCTTCGGTCCGCCAATTACAACAACAACAATAACTTCTGCAATGTGAACACCGACGGCAACTACAACAACAACAATGCTTCCTGGTCTGCCGGCGTCGTGGCCGGATTTTGCGATATGCGGGGTCAAATGGAGTAGCAAGAGAGCGAAAGACGACCCACGCAAAAGGAGACATACTTCCCTGGGTGAAAATCCCTAAAACTGCCCTCTGACGGCTCCGCACGGACGCTTCTTGCATGGCAGGGGATTGCGCTGAACCTGTTTCATGTGCTGGGCCAAAGTAGTTTAGAGGCGCACCTACAACTTAACTATGCGGAGGCGCGAATACTTATTATGACGAGCCAAGAGCGCCGCGAGGCGCGATACCAACGCCGCTGGGCCCGGCGGCTGGAAAAGAAGCGGGCCCGCTGTGATCACCTTGGAGGCCTGGAGAAATCTTTCGGCTATCGGAAAATGTTCTTCTGGGGAAAGAAGTGCTGCAACGGGGTGCGCTGGAAGCAGAGCACTCAAAATTTTGAGCTTCATCTGTTCTCTGGCACCGCCCGGAGACGGCGGGACATACTGCTGGGGCGGCATAAGTTCAAGAAATGCTCACACTTTACCCTCCGGGAGAGGGGAAAAGTGCGCCCGATTGACGCTCCCCACGTGACAGACCGGCAAATCCATAAGACCTTGTGCAACGAGGTCCTGATACCCCTTTATAGCCCGTGCATGATATATGACAACGGAGCCAGCCAGAAGAAGAAAGGCCTTCACTGGGCCTATGGCCGTTTGGAGGAACAGCTTCACTGGCATTTCCGCCGGTATGGGCGCCAAGGGGGTGTGTTCCTGCTGGACCTGAAGGGCTTTTTTCCGAATGCCCCTCACGCTTCCCTGTACCAGAGGCACCAGCAACTCATTTTTGACCCTGGCCTCCGGGCCCTGGCCGATTCCGTCATTGCCAGCTCTCCTTGCCCTACCCCTGGGCGTGGGATGCCGCTGGGGGTGGAGCCGTCACAACAGGAGATGGTGGCCCTGCCCAGCAGCGTGGACAACTGGATAAAGTGCCAGGCCGGGGTCCATGTGGCTGGTCACTACATGGACGATTATTATATCGCCCTCCCGGACATCGAGGAGCTGAAGAAGCTGGCCCGCGAGATAGTGCGCCGCTTCGAGGCCTTGGGTATCCGGGTAAACAAGCGCAAGTGCAAAATTGTCCCCCTTACGAAGCCCTTCCGCTTCTGTAAGGTCCGCTTCACCTTGACTGAGAGCGGAGCCGTCAAAAGGAATGGCTGCCGTGATGGGATGAAGCGGAGCCGCCGGAAGCTGAAATTTTTCCAGCGGGAGGTCGCCGCAGGGCGGCGCACCCTTGCTGAGGCCGCCGAATATATGCAGTCTCAGCGGGCCTACTACCGCAGTTTCGATGACCACGGACGGCTTCTCCGCCTGGAGAGGCTGGCATACGCTATTTTCGGAGGTGCTTTATGTTCAAAATCATCAAAGACGGAGCCCTTATCGGCATGACCGAGGCCCCAAAGTACATCAAAAAGGCCGCGAATGGCTGCTTCAACCTTTGCCCTGAGCTGGAGGCTCAGGGCATTTCTTTTGCCGGAAATCCATATCACCTGCTGGGGCGGGATGAGCTGGACGGCCTGGAGACGGTAAGCCTGGAGGAGGCGGACGCCGGCGTGGAGCTGCAGGCTATGTCTGAGACTGTGACCTCCTCCGCGAAGCTGTCTGGGCAGATGCAGACCGCCGCCCGGCTCTATGTTCGGAAGGCTACCGACATCTCCGATGACAACGCCCTCCAGATGCCTGACCTGTTCACTACCTGGAAGGAGGCCCTGGCCGCCGGGGAACAGCTAGAGGCAAACACCGTGCTGAACCTGGACGGGAAACTCTATCGGGTGGTCCAGCCCGTTACCCCCCAGGAGCACCAGCCCCCCAACGGAGAGGGGATGACGGCCATTTACCGCCCCATCGACCAGACCCACGCCGGGACCCTGGAGGACCCTATCCCCTGGGCCTATGGCATGGACAGTGAGCAGGGGAAGTATTACAGCTACAATGGCAAGGTGTACCTCTGCAACCTGACCATGCCGGGGTGTGTGTATGCCCCCGACACTCCTGGGCTGTGGCAGTGGTCCGAGGCTGAGGAGGTGTCCGAATAATGGGGCAGTATGTAGCCCGGAAGCGGGCCAAGTTCAAGGGCTTTAGTGGCCCTGTCAATATCCCGTGGGGGGCCGTCCTGGAGGAGCAGGACGGCCTTCTTTTTTGGCGTGGAGCTGCCGTCTGTGGGGTGACCAGCCAAAATGCCTACGACTACTTCTCCAGAGATGATGACAGCCATGGGAAGCTCCGGGGCAAGCTCGTGACTTCCATCAAGGCCAAACTGGAGAAGCGGGACGCCGGGTATCAGGCCCGGTGGAACAAGGTATGGGGGGACGCCCTCTGCCAGAAATACCGGCGGCCTGAACACGAGGACTGGTGGCTCTGGAATTATGACTTTTTCAATGCCCCCATCCCGGACCTTCGGTATATCGCTGGACTGGTCGGGGCCCCCTCTGTCTGGTAAGGAGGCGGTGGACTGTGAGCGGCTTCCAGATCATCGAAAGCCTCTGCGCCCTTGCTGAGGAGCAGAACGCCATCATCCGGGCCATGAACTTGCGCCTCGGTGAACTTGGCGTCGCCTTTGGTGAGGATGAGCTTGCCGCCGCCGACGAGCATTACAGGCGGCTCCTCGGCAGAGAGACCAGCCGGAAAGGGGGTGATACCAGTGATACAGATTGACATCGGTGAGATGTTTCTGGCCTTTATTGCCGCAATGGGCATTCCGAGCGCCATCATGGGGCTTGTTGTCTGGCGGCTGAAAGGCCGCATCGAGGAGAAGGAAGTCGCCCAGGCAGAGAGAACCAAGGCACAGCAGGACCTATTCCTCATCATTGTCCAGAGCACCAGGGCCTCCATTGCCCTGGGAGAGGCTACCGCCAAGGCTGTCCAGCGTATCCCGGACGCGCATTGCAACGGAGATATGCACTCTGCCCTGGAGTATGCGACCAGTATCAAGCACAAGCAGAAAGAATTTTTAGACAAGCAGGGCATTTCCGCCCTGCTCGATGACTGAAAGGAGAATTTACAATGACTTTTGACATCACCCCTATTGTTGAGGCCGTCGCCGCCGTGCTGTGCGCCGTCGTTACCTGTGTCCTGGTCCCCTACATCAAGAGCAAGACCACCACCGAGCAGCAGAAGGAAATCAATGCGTGGGTGAAGATTGCCGTCGCCGCCGCCGAGCAGATTTATACCGGCTCCGGCAGGGGTGAGGAAAAGAAGGCCTGCGTCCTGGAGTGGCTGCGGGCCCACGGGGTCACCGTGGACGATGAGAAACTGGACGCTATGATTGAGGCCGCCGTTTATGAGCTGTCCCAGGGGATCATCCCTCTGGAGGGCGCGGCCGTCGTGGAAGGTGGGGGCAAGGATGAGTAACAGCCCTCTTGCTACCGTGACCCAGCTCAGCCCAAACCGGAATAGCCCCCGAAACCACAAAATCGACCGCATCACTATCCACTGCTTTGTAGGACAGGTTACCGCCAAGCGCGGCTGTGAGGTATTCCTTCCTGCCAGTAAGAAGGCGTCCTGCAACTATGTTGTCGGCTATGATGGCAGTATCGGCCTATGCGTAGACGAGGGGGACCGCTCCTGGTGTTCCTCCAACTCTGCCAACGATAACCGGGCCGTGACTATTGAGACGGCCAGTGATAATAAGCACCCCTACGCTGTGACCGAGAAAGCCTACGCCGCCCTTCTGGACCTGGTGACGGACATCTGCCGCCGGAATGGTGCGAAGCGTCTCCTCTGGTTTGCTGATAAGGAGCGGTCGCTGGCCTATGAGCCCCAGGATGGTGAAATGGTGATGACTGTTCATCGGTGGTTTGCCAACAAGAGCTGTCCCGGAGATTACCTATACGAGCGCCACGGTGCTATTGCCGCCGAGGTGACAAAGAGACTTTCTGAGGAGGACGAGGATATGGACGAGGAAAAATTCTATTCGATGTTCAAGGCTGCCCTGAGCAAGTTCCGGGGGGAGCTTCGAGACAACGATAGCGGCGACTGGAGCAAGGAGGCCCGCGACTGGTGCGTGTCTGTGGGTCTGTTCGCCGGCAATGGGACCGCGGACGGCGGCGAGGCGAATATGATGTGGGAGGACTTCCTGACCCGTGAGCAGGCCGCCCAGCTCTTTTACCGCTTCGCCAAGACCCACGGCCTGGTCTGA